CGGCTAAAGCCATTGATATTATACGCAGTGAACAGGTTAAAAGAAAATAAGAAAAGAGGTTAATTTATGAGCTATTTAAAGGACGAACTTTCCGGCTTTATACCGGAAGAGATTTCAGGAGAAATTATAAAAGACGTAGCAAGGGGGTCAAGCATTATCCGTTTGTCAAAAGCAGAGGAAATGAAAACGGATGAAAAGAAAGTTCCCGTTATGACGTCGGGAGCCGGCGCATACTGGGTTGGCGAGGGCGAACGTATTAAAACCTCCGGCGCAACTTGGATATATCCTAAGCTTGTGGCTAAAAAGCTTGCCGTTATTATTCCGGTTACTAAGGAAAAGCTTGAAGATACAACTATCAATGTATTTTCCGAACTTAGAGAAAGCATTTCAGAAGCTTTTTATAAAACAATTGATTCAGCCTGCATTTTCGGAACAAATTCACCGTTTGAAACGTCCCTTTTCGGAAAAATCTCAACATCCGGCAATACAATTGCCGCAACTGAAAAAATTGATATCGACGTGTCGGACCTGATGTCTAAGGTTGAGGAAAACGGTTTTGATGTCAACGGATTTACAGCTACAATAGGTCTGAAAGGCACTCTCAGAAAGCTTCGTGATAACAACGGCGCGTCGCTGTTTATAGAGGGAACAAACCAGAAGGAATTTTATTCACAGCCTATTGAATTTGTACGCAACGGCGCATGGGATAAGGAAAAAGCTATTATCATCGGCGGCGAGTGGAAATATTCTCTGTTCGGGCTTAAACAAGGGATAGAATTTGAGATACTTAAGGAAGCAACATTGCAAAACACACTTGATTCAGACGGTAAGCCTATTTCTCTTGCCGAGCAGGATATGGTGGCAATCAAGGCAACTATGCGAGTAGCATACTTATGCGTCAAAGAAAACGCATTCGCGGCTGTAATTCCTTCCCCGGCGCCTGATGCTGATGCAACGCTGTCCGGCTTGTCAATAGGTTCGCTGATGCTCTCCCCAACCTTTGACAAGGACGTCACCGGTTATACAACGTCTACAGCCAACGCTACTAACACTATTACGGCAACGGCGTCAGATTTAAACGCGACTGTTGAAATAAAAGTCGGCGATACCGCTGTTAGTAACGGCGGCGCCGCTACTTGGGAAAGCGGCGAAAATATCGTTACGATAAAGGTAACCAACGGCTCCGCTGAAAAAACCTATACCATAACGGTTACAAAATCATGATGATTAACTTTTATAAAGACGAATGGAAAGGCAAATTTGACGGTTCGGACGAGGAGCTTAAAATGCTCCTCTCCCGTACTGCCGATATTGTTGACAATGCTATTGCTTTTAGCGGATACACTGTTGAAACCGTACCGGAAGCTTTAAAAACAAGAGTATGCAAGGCTATATGCGCTCATGCTGATTATATAAGCAATAACGGCGGTATTGATAGCCTTACCGATATGTCTTATAACTCCGTATCTTTAGGCAAATTCAGCTATTCGGCTGATACGTCCGGCAATACGGATAACGGCGCTTTAACCTTATGCCCTCTTGCAGCCGGCTATCTTGCGCCTACAGGATTGCTTTACAGAGGGGTGACGGTAAAATGAAACCAATTCCTAAAAAACTTTTAATTCATTCGGCTGACTTGATTGAAGTTAGTACCGCCAACTCTTGGCAAAAGGAAGAAACAAAAACTATTGCCAACTTAAAATATGTGCGTATAGAGCCGTCCTCAAAGCTTATAACCGCCAAGGATAACAGACAAGTTACTTTGGCGGCCACGCTTTTATATGACTGCTGTAACAGCCGACCGTTAGACGTGAAATTTATACAAGGGCAAAAGGTTATTTGGAACGGAATAGAACACGTTATCGAAACAATAGAACCGCTTTATGACAGCGGAAAGCTGCATCACTATGAACTGGGGCTGATATAATGGCAGACGTAAAAGTCACTCTTAACAAACAAGCGATAGCTGAACGCCTTGCAAAGCAGCATGAAAAGGCTCAGTTTATAATGTCTCAGCAGGCCTTGAAGGACTGCAATTTTTACTGCAAACAGGATCAGGACGGTCTGATTAACAGCAGCCAGATTCACAGCGATTTTGAAACCGGGAACTTGAAGTGGCAAACGCCGTATGCCAGAATGCAATACTATCTTGATTCGGCGTCAAAAGACAAAAACCCTAACGCGCAAAAAATGTGGGCGCACAAAGCCGCGTCCGAACACAAAGAGGACTGGCGGCTGATTTACGACAAGGTTTTTAACGGAGGTAAGTAATGGAGGTGCAAACAGAGGTTTTACAAGCGTTTTCAGATTTTATCGGCGTAAGTATAGGACAATTGCCGGAAAAAGGCGGCGCTGCAATGGAACTGTCGCCGTCCTCAGCTCTGCGTAGATTTTTCAATGGTGAAAGCTATGAATCAATGTCCGTACTTGTGCTTGCAAAGTATAAATCACAGAAAACGGCATTAGATAAACTGAATCAGATATGTAATAAATGCAGGACGCTTGATTTGCCAAGCGGTGAAAATTGGCGTATAAAGACAATTGAAATTTCCACGTCCCCCAATTATGTGGGGCAGGAAAAAAATTCAGACGGTATAATGTGGATTTATTCCTGCATTTTGACCGTCAATATATACAATATGGAGGGATTTTAATATGGCAGAATCAACAGGCGGAACAGTAAAAGCGGAAGATATACAGCTTAATTATGATTACAAGCTGCAAATAATCGTGCCCAACACCGAAGACGTCGGTGGAACACCGCAGACCATAGCCAGAGGCTTTGATAATATAACGGAAGCAATTAACGAGGTTCTTTATCAGACCAGTTTTCTTTCGGATAAAGGCTGGGGATCGTCTTATGTAACGGGAGGGCAGCTTATTTTTACCCTGACAGGCGTAAGAGTTCTGGGAGACGCTGCGCAGGACTACATTTTCAGTGATAAAGTATATATGGGCTTCGGCGCCGCAAGAGACGTTCAGCTTTTGTTGCAGATACCAAAGTCTACCGCCGGACAGCCGACTATTCTTACGTGCAACGCTACTCTTGCTAAAATTACGCGGCGGCGCTGCCAATCAACCCTGCGCTATATCGGTCGAAATACACATAAACGGAAAGCCGGAAATAACGGCGGGAGGTTAAATATGGCTTATCAGATAAAAAAATCAAATCATATAGTAGAGGATTTAGAGCTGCTCGGCGATGACGGTAAGGTCGAGCTTACCGTCCATGTCGATATTAATACCGACAGGATGGCCGGCGGATTCCGCAAAGCTGAAATCGGTCTTATTAATGCCCAGAGGGGCATAAAAAAGGGCGAGAATGCCGAAGCGTTTGAAAACTACGGAAAGGCGGTTATTGAATTTTTCCGGCTGGTTTTCGGAGAAGAAAACACTGCTGTTATGCTTGAATATTTTGAAGGCAAGTATACGGATATGTTTATACAGTTATATCCGTATATAAACGATGTCGTAAAGCCCGCTATAGAAACTTCGGCTGCCGAACAAAAAGCAAGAATAGCTAATAATTTCAGCTATACAAAAAAACAAAAACGCAAGCTGGGATTGAAATGATCAATATTACAAAGCCGCTTACTGACTATGTGATATATAAGGGCAAAAAAATCAGGCTTAATATATCCTTTGATAACGTTATAAAAGTATACGATATCTTTAAGGACAATTTTTTGCTTGATTATGAAAAAGCGCAATACGCTTTAGCGTTACTTACAGAAGAAAGAAAGTTACCTAATATAAAGGCGCTTGACGTTATTTTCAAGGAACAGATTGAAACCTTTCAGCGAAGTACGGGTAAAAACAATTTAAGAGTTGTAGATTTTAAGCAGGACTCTGCTTTTATCTACAGCTCTTTTCTTATGGATTATGGGATTGATCTGATTGAACAGCAGGGTAAATTACACTGGCAGAAGTTTATTTCTCTCTTTCAAGGACTTTCTGAGAGAACTAAAATACGTGAGGTTATGTCAATTCGTTCAAGACCGCTGCCGAAGCCGGATAAGCATAATCAGGATTATATCAGGTCGCTCATGGAACTAAAGCAATATTATGCCCTTGATATATCACAAGAGGAGAGAGAGAAGAACTTTCAGGACGGACTGAAACGGCTTGCGGATACTCTGCTGGCGAGGGCGAAAGAGAGGTGATTAAATGGCTGACGGTTTAGTTGAATTTGACGTCCGAGCGAATCTTGATAATCTGCAAAAGGATATGGACAGCGCACAGGATACAGCCAAAAAGGGCGGCAATAAGCTTGCTGACATTGCCGGTAAGTCTGCTAAAGCTATCGGCGCGGCAGCGGTAGGCGTAGGTACTGCCGCAGTTGCCGCCGGCGGATATGCGGTCAATCTTGCTAACGACGTTGACAAAGCGATGAACAGTTTTCTTTCAAGTACAGGGTATGCCGCCGATGAAACAGGACATTTTCAAAATGTCCTCGAAAAAATCTATGCCAATAACTATGGCGAAGATTTCCAAGACATAGCGGACGGCATGGCAACAGTAACGCAAAATCTCGGTGAAATGTCGGATGAGCAGTTGCAGTCGATTACGGAATCCGCGTTTGCTCTTAGAGATACGTTTGAATACGATATATCCGAATCTACAAGAGCCGCTAAAGCCATGATGGATAATTTCGGCGTATCCGGTGACGAGGCAATGTCTATGATTGCCGCCGGAGCGCAGAATGGTCTTGACTATTCCGGCGAATTAATTGACAGCATATCGGAATATTCCACGCAATTTGCAAAGGTCGGTC